CAACAATCGACTGCACAAACGCTGACTGCTGGGTGTTGGCATCTGCGCTGTTCAAATTTTCAGTAACAGACAGGAAAAACAATCTGATGATTGAGCTAAGGTCTGCTACTGTGGTGCCTTCGGTGATTGCCTGAACAAACTGTGCCAGGATGGTCTGCTCATCAGCCAGGGTGATACCTTCTGATACCAACTGAGCAAACTGTGCCGCAATTGTGGGCACATCGGCCATCTGGCTGTCTTCCGCAATTGACTGGACAAACGCTGACTGTTGGGTGTTGAAATCGGCCAGCGTAAAGCCTTCCACGCGGCTTTGCAGGAACTCTGCGTAAACTTCTTGGGCGTCAGCTAGCGTACTGTTTTCCGCAATGGACTGAGCAAACTGGGCCGCAATGGCCGGGGCGTCAGCAGGAAAAGAGTTTTCCGCCACAGAAGCCAAGAACCCAGCCAGCACTGCGGGGGTGTCAGCAATGCTCAGGTTCTCAATTACGCTGCCAAAAAAATCACCCGCTGTGGCATCAACCTCGTCTACTGTGAACGGTTCTGTCTGGCTTATCAGGAAACCTGATAGCACGGTGTTGGCGTCCCCAAGCTGAATGCCCTCCACGATGAACAACGCATTCGCCGTACCCGCAAGGGAAGCAAAAGGTGTCTGGGCAAAGCTTGATGTGCCGAACATTTTATTTAAACTTTAACCCAGCGACAGGTTTGTTCATTAGTTGCCGCTGGTGGGGGAGGCAAGAGTTACGACCCCCGCGCCTACGTGGTTCAGTGGGATAGGCATTTAGCAGTCTTCTGCATTCTCAAAACCAGCTTGCAGCTTCAGATCAGCGTACAGGCCGTCCATCAAGTTGCCCTGCGGGGTAGCGCAATAGAAGGCATGTGACGCCACTTCCTGCGCGTTTGCTTGTCGGGCATCTGCATTGGCGCTGACACTGACTTGGTACTGCACCTGATCTTTGTTGCCAAAAATGTTGGTGATACGGGCGTAAGCCTCCGTAAACGGTACGCCTACGTTACTGTTTTGGATGGAGATTTTCAGAGCCATTAGAAGGTCACCTCAGTAGTGTCAATTTTTGCTACCCAGCGGATTGTGGTTGCCGCCGCACCGGTGACAGTCACAGCAATACCGCCGTTTGTTGTGTCAGCAGTAATTGCCAAAACCCAAGTAGCAGCGGCAACATCTTGGGCAATAACAGTTGGCGTAACTGCGGCCACAAGAGCAGTCGACGCAGCGCTAGCGCCGCGCTTAATTACGCCTTCAAACTTCCAGCCTGATGTAGTGCCGCCACCAGTTACGTTGGCGATGCAAGTTCCTTGGAATGTATAGGCGCTGTTGTTGGGTAGGATTACTTGGTTGGTTGTCCCGCCGCCAGAGTTATTGCTTGTCAAAACTGTTGCAGTTGCATCTGTAGTTTGCCGCGCCAGTAAAAGTGTTGCAAGTTGATGTCTACCACCTGATGACGAAATAGGGCCATTACTTGCAGGCGTAACAAAATTTCCAGTAATAGACCTTGCTGCGCCGCCAGCACCGCCAATAACTACACTGTTTATGCCATCTGCATTGTTGTTTTGACCACCAACAACAGCAGCGTTTGTATTGCCTGCTTGGTTACTTTGACCGCCTAAAGAAGCAGCACGATCACCTGTAATAAAATTGCTGTTTCCTCCAACAACACCCGAATCAGTGCCGCCCGATGTGTTGCCTATACCTCCCAGAACACCAGCGCGTGTTCCTGATGCAGAGTTTCCATTGCCTGCCACAACCCCAGAATATTGTGAGACAGCCCTATTAGACAAGCCACCAACAACAACCCCATAAGCGTTGGAATTTGATGAGGAGGCTTGGTTTATCGTAACCCAACCAGAAGCTAGAACACCTCCAATTTGACCAAAACTCCTCATACTAGAAATAAAACACGTTTCTATATATTGACCCGGCCCAATTGCAAAAACAGGATTAGACTGCTGCGTTGTGTCGGAAGAAAATACGTTGATTATTTGACTTTCCGAACCGTATCGGCAGTTAACAATTTTTATTGTTCTTCCCTCTACTGGAGAAGTTGATAAAAAAAGTTGCACCTGAGAGCTGGAACCTCCAGTTTTTATAATTTGAATGGGGGCGCAATCATCTTGCAAAACAAGTCGTGGCGCGCCAGAATAGGTGTTTGACAAATCCCAGACCTGAAAAGCCGGAGTATTTTCAGAAGCAAACCCGGTAAACATTAGTAATCCCCGCCAACAGCAGTTAAGTGGAAACCTGCCGCCACTGCTGTGCCAAAGGTTGCATACACACGATAACCAGCAGGAAGGCTGATATTAAGCGACAGGGAGGTGTCAACCAACTCGGTTGTTTGAGAAACAGTAGTTGAAAACAAAGTTCTATCTAAAAATAGCGTATTGTTTGTTGCTGTGGTTGTAGCCGCACCATTGTTAATCCAGATGCGGATAACAGTTTGCACGTTACTGCCAAGCGCCCTAACCTTAATAAAATCAAGCCGTGAGCCTTCTACCGGGCCAGCCGTAAAGATCGGGCCGTAAATCGTGCCGCTGGTCAGGTCTGTTGTGGTGTTGGCCGTCACGCCGGGAGTCGCTGCGTTAGCTGCTACACCGCTTACCCATGTAACTTCAGGGATTAGCGGAAAAATAGGGTTTGTGTTTTGTGCCATTTACATTGCTCCAATAGACCAAGATTGTAGTTTAGGGATGGGTGAAGAGCCACCGCCACCACCAGAAGCGTTAATGGTCTGGTTGGGCCAAGTGCCGGTAATGGTCACATTGGTACCGGCTACCAAATTAGGGGTGGTTGTGCCCGTACCGCCCGCTGCAACAGGCAGGGTGCCAGCTACAAGAGTAGATGCGCCTGTGGAGTACAGGGCGTTGTTTGCGCCGGTAAATGTGGTCAGGCCGGTGCCGCCGTAAGCAGGCTGAATCGTGCCACCTTGCCATGTGCCGTTTGAAATAACGGTTGTGCCCAAATCAAGAGCGTTGGTGCCCCATGTGACACCTTCAGGCAAGTAACCGTGGATTTCCCATGTGCCACCAACAGTGGCATTTGATATGAGAACTGCATTAGCCGCCCCGCCCGTCGTAACAGTGCCAATAGTTGTGCTAGCATTGTTCTGGATGGTCAGCGTTCCGGTGGCGGCGTTGTTGAACTGAAACGCAGTGGTGTCGGTCAGTGTGGTTGCATCAGGCAACCTGAATGTATGGTTTCCAGTGCCCGTCAACAACTGATTAAAGTCTGACGCCGCCGTCAGCGTCGTTGTGCCGCCAGAAGCGGTAGTGTTTTGTAGACCTTGATTAATGCGGTTTACTGTGATGTTTTCATTGGCATCACGCAGCACAACCGAGTTGGCCCCGGAAGAAGCCGTTACACCCGTGCCACCATAAGCCACACCAATAGTCGATCCCTGCCATGTGCCAGAGGATACTGTGCCCAGCGCAGAGACATTGCCGGTTTCATTTAAATTAACTGACCGGCCAGACGGGTACGTCACAAAGACGTTTACAGCGCCCGAGAAGGTCACCGCGCTGCCAGAGTTGCTGGAAGCGTAGACCGTAGTGCGGTCCAGCGTCGGCCCAGTTGTGGAGTATGTGCCAACGCCCACCTCCCAATTGCCAGAAGCGTCAGTGGCCGAGTAGTAGGTAGTGTTTGTATTGCCAATAACGGCAAACGATTGGAACCCCGGCACCGCGCCCGTAAGAGTGAAGCTTACAGTGGTATTCGCCGTGCCAGTTTCCTGGACACGGTTTGCAAGGACCAGAGCCATTACGCAACCTCCAGAGGTTCTTTATGCCATGTATGGCGCTTGTGCGTCTTGCGCTTTCCCGCTATACACAGGTACACGGCATTATGTGCAAATCCAGCGGCACGTAGGGCCTTTGCTCCAACAAACACTTGCATTTCTCCGGTCTCCACATTAGTGCCAACTATCCGATACCGAAGACAGTTAAGGTTGCCGGTTTTTAACCGGCTGATTTTTTCACGATGTGTCTCTGTAAAGGACTTACCCTTGCTCCAGGATGTTCTGCCAAGCATCCCATTTCGTAGCTTTTCTTTAGTTTCTTTTGTCAAAGGTTTGCCCTTATTGTGCGCCGGAATACCTGCCCGTGCCGCGCTAATTTTTTCTTTAACACTAAAAGAACAAGGGATGCCTTTATTCCATGGCGTTCGTCCTGCTTGACCTTCGCCGCCATCAGTCAGATTGCACAGCCGCACCCCAATGGAGCGAAAGCATGAGATTAAAAACTTCTCATGCTCAAAGGCTTCGCTTTCAGTTTTCCATTTAGCCAATATTTCCACAGTAGGAGGACCGTGCTTTTCAACAATTCGGTTCCAAAACACATTTCTGTTGAAGAAGTTATAAGCACGGTTCGGCCTACGGCCCTTGCCAATATAAAACAACTCCCCCTTTGGGGTGTAATGGGCGTAGGTGTAAAACACATGACCCCCAAAGGACTCAACTCGTTGCGGTGGTGCTGTAGGTAACGCTTACGGTGTCGCCTGCGGTGGTGACCTTGGCAGTGGCAAATGCGCCTGCGCTGTACAGAGTGCCTGCGGTGCTGTTCTGCGTACTGACCGCGCCCGATCCGGTTACCAAGAAGCAGCCACCAACCGTGCCGCCCGCACCAGTGATGGTGTAGGTGATAGCCGCAGCAGCGCAAGTAGTCACATTAGACGGCGTAGTTCCAGTCGATGTAGAAGCAGTAAATACAGCCGTGCCGCGAATGGCCGAACCACCAACGGTGTAGTTGATGAACTCAGTCCATCCGCCATGAGAGGTCATGGTGTCAGCGGCGGCAAAGGTCGGGCTAGCACCAGAGATCAGGCCCAGAAACGGGCCAACAGTGGTGTAGGTGCCAGAAGTGCGAAGCAGGGTGTCCAGCATCAACTGCTTGCCCACAGCATTGACCAAGTTGGGGAACTCGTCTTCCCACTTGATGTTGCCATCAGCATCGCGGCAAACAACATGGTAGTAGCCTTCAATGCCAACCGACTCAGAGCCAGCCACATTGGATTGCATGGTCACTTCTGCGTGATCACCAAAGTTTGAAAGTTCGTTTGACATGATGGCTCCTTAAGAGATGCGGATGATTGCGGAGTTGCTACTTGCAGCGGGAAACTGCACCTGAAAAGTTGCTGTGGAAGTTTTATCAGATCCAAAGTCCAACACACAAACAGCACCATTAGCTCCTAGCTTATAGATCAAAGCCCCACGGGCCGTCAAAGCAGAATTCCAAGTGACGTTGTTAAATGAGATGAACGATATGTTATTGCTGGATGTTGGCAACGTAGAAACAGTCAGCGCTTGGGCCGAATACCCTGGCGCTACCACCTCTCCCGTAGAGGTGTACTCCGTTGTGTTTTCGTTTAAATTTGCATTGGCTGTGTAAAGCGCAATGTAAAACGTGCCAGAGGTGAAGTTAAATCCACCGTTTAAAAGCTGCGTTTTAAACGTGTTTGTGGCTGTTTGGACTATTGCCATTTAAATCACCGGGTTTCGAACTTGTCCATCCCGGTAAGCATCCATGCGCTGCTTACCATCACCCAGGTTCTTGAGCAGGGCCAGAGATTGTGTATATTGCTGCTGATAAAGCTGCACAAGATCAGGGTCACCCTTCATGAACCGGATAGCCTCAATCATAGTTCCATTGAATAGGGCGGTGTCAAAGTTATCACCAAGCCAAGTTGTACCAG